TCCAGCGTTGCGCAGGGCCGTTCGCTCGAAGATACCCTTCTGCGCGCGGCCATATCCGGCGTTGCATCTGGCGGTGCATCCGCAATCGGCGGCGCTCCGTTTATCCCCGCATCCGCGCCTAGCGGGGCGGGTGGCGCCCTCGCCGGGAGCGCTCTTGGCGCGGGGACTATGGGCTTGACCGGCGCAAAACTCGCGGGCCTCCTGCCGGAGATCGTCGTGCCGGGCGTCAGCGGCTCAGTGGGCGCGGGCATCGGGGCTGGTATCGGCGCAGGCGTCGGAGCGGGCGCTGGTTCCGTACTTACCGGAACCCAGCGCGTTCCTGAAAACGAGATCATCGTTACGGATACAAAACAGCCCACGTCGTTTGATGGCGGGCGCGCGCCGCTACCCGTTGGCTTTGATCCGGGGTCGCTGGGCGCCACACTGCCCGACATGACACAGACGCCGGTAAACGTTCCCAACCCTTCGGATAGAAGTCTGCTTGACGACATCATCAAGTACTACAGCCTTGGCTCTGCGGGTCTTGATCTTCTCGGCGGTGCGCTTGGCGGTGGTGGCGGCGGCGCAGGGCAAATGACGCCTTACGTCTCCCAGCTTGGGCCGATGCCGACTTTCGCCCGCGGCGCGATGACGCCGTTCGGCGGAGACTACGAGACTTACGGCTTCGGCCCTGAGTTTAACTTCTTCGGCGGTGCACCTGCGCCGGCCCCCACTGCGCCGGCATTTGGCCTTCTGCCTCCGGCCGCACAACCTGAACGCGGGATGGTATGACCAAAGAACAAATCATCGCCAAGGCGAACCACGCCAAGCGTCTCTTAGAAGATGAAGTTCTCGTAGAGGCGTTTGCCTTTGTAGAGAAAGACATCTTCGAAGAATGGCGTGCTTCAGACGTAAACGACTACGAGTTACGTGGCGATCTGTTTCTTACGCTTAAGTGTCTTGAGCGTTTGAAGGCCCGACTCCGGGCAATCCTCGACGACGGAACTATTGCGGCGAGGAGTTGAACTGCAACACGAAAAGGTGATATATGGCGAATGAAGACGGCAACCCCTCAACCGGGATCGGCCTTCACGAAGCAACTCTTGCCATCAGCAAATTGCTTGGCCCTGAAGAGGACAACCAAGAAGAGACTGAGGCGCTAGATCAGGAAACTGGTCAGGAGTATGAATCGGAAGAAGTGGAAGAGTACGAAGAGTACGAAGAAGCTGAAGCCGACGAAGACTCCGATCCGGATGACGACGATACAGAAGAAGAAGCGACGCAGGAACTTACAGATGATCTTACCGTCAAGGTTAAAGTTGACGGCCAAGAGATGGAAGTCACCCTCGCAGAACTTCGGAACGGCTATTCTCGGACTGCGGATTACACGCGGAAAGCAACCGCTCTGGCCGAACAACGCAAAGCGTTCGAAAGCGAAGCGGAAGCCATTCGTGCGGAACGCGCTCAATACGCGCAGATGTTGCCGATCTTGCAGCAGCAGATTCAGCAGCAGAACGCGGCGGAGCCTGATTGGGATAATCTTTATGATGAAGACCCCATCGAGGCTGCGAGACTAGAACGGCACTGGCGTCGTACCAAGGAAGAGCAAACGCAGCGGCTCGTCGCCATTCAGGCCGAGCAACAGCGCCTCGCCGAGGAAGAAGCCAAGCAGCGTACAATGCACACGCAGGCAGTTATCGAAGCTGAACGCTCCAGACTCCCCGAAGTCATTCCGGAATGGAAAGATCAGGCGACGATGATGAAGGAAGCTCAGGAACTGCGGGAATGGGCGACATCGAACGGACTGACTGAGCAAGACATTAACTCTCTCACTCAGGCCGCACATATCGCTCTCGTCCGTAAAGCTATGCTGTACGATAAGGGTGCACGGAACGTGGCAAAAGCAAAGCAGCCGGTCAAGCAAAAGGCCCGTGTTGTTCGCCCCGGTTCCGGTAACACCTCTGCCAAGCCCGGCTCTGTCGATGTAAAGAGAGCGTCCAAGCGTCTCGCACAAACTGGTCGCATCAGCGATGCGGCTGCACTCTTGGATAAACTCATTTAAGGATTTTAAGTCATGGCAATTGTAGCAAACACCTTCACTCGCTATTCGGCGGTTGGTATTCGTGAAGACCTGTCGAATGTTATCTATAACATCTCGCCGGAAGAAACCCCGTTCATCTCGAACATCGGCCGCGAAAGCGTCAAGAACACCTACTACGAATGGCAGACCGACAGCCTCGCCGCTGCTTCGGCCTCGAACGCTGCGCTGGAAGGCGACGACGTTGGTTCGTTCAGCGCGGTGAACCCGACCTCGCGTATCGGCAACTACACCCAGATCAGCACCAAGAACGTCATCATCTCCGGCACGGTCGAAGCTCTCGACAAGGCTGGTCGTCGTTCGGAACTGACCTATCAGCTCGCCAAGCTGGGTTCGGAACTGAAGCGCGACATGGAGAGCGCCCTGCTCGCCAACCAGTCGCCGGTTGCGGGTAACACCACCACCGCCCGTCGTACCGCTGGTCTTCCGGCCTTCATCAAGACCAACACCAGCTTCGGCACCGGCGGCGCTGATACTTCGGGTATCGCTGCTCGTACCGATGGTACGCAGCGTGCGTTCACCGAAACCCTGCTCAAGGGCGTGATCGCCAAGGTCTGGGAATCGGGCGGCACTCCGAAGATGCTGATGGTTGGCTCGTTCAACAAGCAGGCTGCTTCGGGCTTCGACGGCATCGCCACTCGCTTCCGTGACGTTCCGGCTGGCCAGCAGGCTCAGATCGTCGGCGCTGCGGACGTGTACGTGTCGGACTTCGGCACCGTCAACATCGTGCCGAACCGCTTCCAGCGCGCCCGCGACGCCTTCGTCGTGGACCCGCAGTACGCGTCGATGGCCGTCCTCCGTCCGATCCAAGAGATGGAACTGGCGAAGACCGGCGACGCCGAGAAGCGCCTGATGCTGGTTGAATACGGCCTGAAGGTCAACAACGAAGCCGCTCACGGCATCGTGGCCGACCTTACCACGTCCTAATTGACTTGGGGGTGGGGGTGAGTTTAGGCTCACCCCCTAACTCACAGGAGCAACCCAATGTCTAAGCGCCTTATTTCCGACGACAAGCTGACTGGTATCAAGACGTATCTTCAGTATGACGGCACCGATGACGACGCCACTATCGTCAAAGAGCAGGATGTCACCGGCATCGTCGAATACAACAAGGCGGCTTTCGATTCCGCGCCGAAGCGGTGGGGCGAGTTCACGCACGTAGGCCGCATTCCGATGACGGTCTATATGGAACTCAAAGCCAAGGGTATCCTCGACGACCAGCAAGAACTCACTAAGTGGCTTAACGATCCTAATAACGCAATGTGGCGAGTTCGTCCGGGGAGCGTCTGATGGCTATTACGACCTACGCAGAACTCAAGTCTGCCATCGGCGATTGGCTCAATCGAGACGATCTCGATGCGGTCATCCCCAATTTTATCTCATTGGCCGAAGCGCAGTTTAACCGCACGCTGCGCCACCGTAAGATGGTAACGCGCTCTGACGCGACCGTCGATACGCCGTACTTCGCGGTCCCGGCCGATTGGCTGGAGAATATCCGCTTCCAGTTGAACACCGACCCGATCACGCCACTTCTGTACGTGACGCCGGAACAAGCCGCGGAAGAGCGCCTTAAGTACAGTGTCGCCAATCAGCCGCTGATGTTCACGATGGTCGGGCAGCAGTTCCAAGTCATCCCCCCGCCGAACACCAACTACGACGCCGAGCTTCTCTACTACGCCAAGATACCGGCGCTGTCGGATGGCAGCCCGACAAACTGGCTGCTGTCGGAAAGCCCTGACATCTACCTGTACGGGGCGCTTGTGCAGTCTGCGCCGTATCTCAAGGAAGACGACCGTGTCGGCACTTGGGCGGGGCTGTATCAGAGGTTCGTCGATGATATGATGCTGGCCGACGAACGCGCCCGCATCGGCTCGTCAAAACTTAAAGCCCGTATCCGCACGTTTGGTTAAGGAACAGCGCCGTGTCATTTTCCAATTTTCTTGAGAACAAGGTTCTCGGCCACGTCTTCGGCGCGACGCCCTACACCGCGCCGGCTACCCTCTACGTCGGCCTGTTCACCAGCAGCCCCGGCGAAACGGGTTCGGGTTCGGAAGTCTCCGGCGGCTCTTACGCTCGCCAGACTATCGCCTTCACCGTGACCGGGAACCAAGCGTCGAACACCGCCGCTGTGGAGTTCCCGACTGCGACGGCTTCGTGGGGTACGATTACCTTTGCCGCGATCTATGACGCGTCGTCGGGCGGCAACCTCCTTGCCTACGGCGCGTTGACGACTTCGAAGACCATCGACAACGGCGATGTGTTCCGCATCCCGGCTGGTGACTTCGACATCAATCTGGACTGATAGATGTCCGGCTATGGTAGCGGTCTATTCGGCAGAGGTAGTTACGGTATTGACCCTTTAGAGGGTCAGATTACCGTAAACGCCGCTGCCACCGCTACCGCTTCCGGC